TCGCCGTTCTAATTAACTGGAGAAAAAAAATGAATGAATTTGGAAGTGTAAAAATAGGCGATACATTTAAACAATCAAATACAACTTATAAAGTTATTGATTTTTATATAACTAAAAATAATAATAATGATATTGTAAGGGCTGTTTGTCTTTGTGAACATCTATTTTTAAATCAAACAATAAAATCAGAGAAACCTTTTGCATCTGTTATTAGATACAGAACTAAATAATAATCAGTGGTGGCTCACTATAAAGAGCCGTTTCAATTATAAAAATGGAGAAAAAAAATGGAATTTATGCAATTTGGAAATCAAAAAATCACAAAACAGCAAAAAGATTTTCGTAACTCTATAATAAATACTGGTAAATTTTTAAAATCTGTATATGGAATTAGCAAATATTTTCAATGGGATATTTACAAGTATAAAAATATGAGATATGAAGTATCAATGTTTAATAATGAATTTAATTTATGTGAACATTATAATTGTGAAGGTTGTGGTAAAAATCATTATGTACCTTATATTAAATATGTTTCATACTTTGGTATGATGTGCAAAAGATGTGCAAAAGAAGTTAAATAATTCCTTGTTTAGTGGTGGCTCACTATAAACTGCGTCTCAATTAACTGGAGAAAAAAATGGATATAGAAAAAACAACATTTGAAGAAGTAGAACACGCAAATAAGCATTATTCAAGAACAGATTCTACTGGAACTAAAGTTTATGACACTTTCACACAAAAAGAAATGGAAGTCAATGCAATTTTAGATACTATGCAAATACAAAATTTTATGAAAGCATTAGAACATAAAATTGATAGTATATCTTTTGATAAAAAAACAGATAAAGATGATTATATGTTTAAAGTAGGTCTTAAAATGGGATTAGAAAGTGCTTTAAACTTATGGTTTCATTCAGATAAATATATAGATGATAATAACAAATAATAATAAGTGGTGGCTCACTATAAAGAGCCGTTTCAATTAACTGGAGAAATAAATGGATAAACCTAAACTAATGTTCTTGCCGTCAGATAGTAATGAAAATGTTATTGATTTGACTATAAATACTAAGCAAATGGTCTTTATAAGAACCAGGATTAACGGCTTTGAACAGACAATAAATATACCATTAAAATCTAAATAAGGAGGCTCTGCCTCCGTTCTAATTATAAAGGAGAAAAAAAATGAACACTAAAAAAGAAATGATATACGAAATATCTAAACATATTAAATCTGGTTGCATATTGTATTGTTTAGAAAAATTAAATAAAAATGAATTAGAATGTTTACATTACAACATTTTAAATCATACAGAGCCTAAATATTAACTAAATAAAGTTTGGCGAAACTATAAATCGCCGTTCTAATTATAAAGGAGAAAAAAATGAATAATATAGTTAAATTTTACAGATTAACAATAGAGTTAAGCGATAGTTATCACGGACTCAATAAAACTATTACAGATGATTTTTCAAGTATAGAAAATATGAAAAAATTCTGTAATGAAAACGGATTTATAATAGGTGGCGAACAAGGTGGTGGTTATAAAGACGGAAAAGGCGATTGGTATGTTGATGAAGTTAATGATTTATTATATCACGAAAACGAACAAAGACCAAGTAATACAACGCACTATGGTTGTTCTTATTGTGATTATGAAACATTATATCGTGAAAAATAAACCAAAGGGCAGTATATCTGCCCTGTTCTAATTAAACTAAGGAGAAATAAATGCAAGAAAATCACATTAAAAGAAAAAGACCAGACATAGATAGTAATAATAGAATGTTGATAAGACTTAATAAAAAACAGGCTAAACATTTATTAAGCCATATTATATATTTTGACGATTATAGAGTAGATAAAAATGTGGCTGTAAAAGTAGACGAAAGGGAAACATTAACAGACATAAAAAACTTATTAATTAAATATATAATTGAATAAATCTATCTTAGATGATTAATTCCTTGTTAAGAGTGGCTCTCTATAATCGCCGTTCTAATTAAACTAATAATAAAATGGAGAACTAAAAAAATGAAAAAAGATAAAAGATGTAGTTTTAGAGTAGTAATTGTAGTTAATGATGTAGCAGAACAATCTGTTGAAGATATGGAATATAATGCTCAAAGTTATATTAAAGACGATATTGATAATGATAATCTTTATATTGAAGATATTATAAAGATAGATGTTAATAACTAACAGAAAGGAACGGCAAAATGGCGAGATTTATATTAGATGTAAACTCAAAAAACTCTTATAAAATGAATGAAAAACAAATTGATGAAATTTGTCAATCAATAAATGAACAATTATTAAATGGCGAAATATTTAGAATTGTATGTATTGACGAAACAACAGACAATCAATTTCACGAAACAGAACTAAATAATAACCTTAATAATAAACAGCTTAATAATTATACTAAGTTTTTAAAAGAATGTTAATAACTAAGTATGTAACTCGTATTTGGTTTAGGTAAGGCAATCCCTTACCCCTAAGATTAGTCTTAGAGGTTGATTACCTTATGTAACTCGCATCGTGGCTCATTATATCGGCTTATAACATCTTATTAATTGCAGGTCTGTTATAATTAATCCCAACCTTGAGCATTTGCAAAACCCCTTATAGTATGCTCTTTTTATAATTGTTATCGCTATAAGATTTAAACCAAACCAATAACAAGGATTAGAATATATAATACTTTATTTAATAAACCAAGAGAATAATTAATTTACTATAAATAAAAATAAACCTTGCTTAAAAGAATAGGATTATTTAATTTATAAAAAAGAAAAGGAGTAAATAGTGATAAATAATAATATAGACCAAGTAATAAAATCATCTGGAATGACTAAAAAATTTATATGCGATAATTTAGGTATAAATTATAGTGTGATGAGTGGCTTTATTAACGGAAGTCGTATACCCTCGCAATCCAGAGTTAAAAAATTGGCGAAATTTTTGGGTGTAAATGTTAAAGCCTTATACCCAAATGCAGAAACTAAAAGAATAACGATTTATAATTTATAAAAGGAGAAAAAGAATGATACAAGAAATATGGAATAAATTATCAAAAATAGACGTTAATAAGCATACTGAAAAGAAAGGTCAGTTTACATATTTAGGTTGGAATTTTGCTATTTCAACTATAATGGAGCATTATCCTAATGTTAATTATGATTTTTTACATTATACTGACGGCAACGGAATGGTTAAGGATTATATTGTAGCTCCAGACGGCTCAGTTTCTGTTGAATGTGTAGTCACTATAAATGAGATTACCAAAAAAATGTGGTTAGCCGTAACTGATTTTAATAATAGAGCAATTAAAAATCCATCTTGTGTAGATATAGCGAATGCTAAAATGAGGTGTTTAACTAAATGTATTGCTACTGGTTATGGATTGGGATTTTATATATATCAGGGAGAGAATACACCAAAGCCAGATTTCTATACTGAAGAACAAGTTGCCGAATATTCTAAACTTATAGAACACGAATGTTTTAAAGGCAAAAAGAATGTAGTTAAGAAAGAACTTCGAAAAGATACATCAAAACCTCACTATCAAAAAGTCCTCGATATGATGAAGCAAAGAATAGAAGAATTTGAGGATAAAAAAATTGATGATATTAATCAAGACTTAGATGACCAATTGTCTAATAAGATAGGAGGTTAAGATGAATTTATATGAATTAACCGATAAAGAGGTAGAAAATTTGACTGATGCACAAGCAGAATGGTATTCTTGTGCAGGAGATTCTATGATACCTAACGACATTGCTAAGACTAAGGCTTGGAAAGATGTTAAAATGCCTAAAAAGGTACGAAACAAGCCGATTTATAAAGGCGATATGTATTTGTATGCCTCAGAAGTATTTGGAGGTGAATAGATGAATATAGAACGATTAGAAAACGAGAGAGAATTGATGACTTTATGTTTAACAGGTGGAGATACAGAAAAAATGTTAATTCTTTCTGATTATTTGGACGTCTGTAATAAGATTGGGAGGCTAAAAGATGGAGGACAATAGTATAGATGGTATAATTGGGCAATTAAGTATGCACCTAATGTGGTATAAGTGGATAACGAAACATTGTCCAACACCAGCCGAACAGAATAATTATAATAAATTAAGTAAACAAAAACAACAAGAATATCTTAAGGAGATAACAAATGAAGATAACACGAATTGCTAAAGGTGAGTGGTCGAAAATAAGGGCTTTTTTCGATTTAGAAACAGAAGATGGCTTTGTAATGAAAGGCTTTAAATTAGTAGAGGGAAGTAACGGAATGTTTGTAGGTTTTCCAAATCAAAAGAATAAAGACGGAGAATATAACGACACTATATTTGCCGATAAAACTCTAAAGCAAAAAGTTAATCAGTTAGCACTTGAGCATTATAATCAAGGCGATTCGTCTAAAGAAACAGACGATTTACCATTTTAACTAAAAGGGAGATAAGAATGAAAGAAAATGAGTTAAGATTACAAATGATAGTTTCTACTTATAGAGATAAGCTCCAAGATTTAGGAGAAGAAGATTTTATTGGTTGGGTAGAAAAAACACAATTTCCAAAAAAGGAGAATCAATAATGATAAGGGAAACATCAAGAGTAGCTTACGAGGATTTAAAAATGAGTGGTAAGCTACTAACTCAAAAGGAACGAATAGTTAGGTTACTCAAGAAAAAAGAAACACCTATGAGTAGAAAAGAAATATCAGTAATGACTGGTATTGAAATTAATGCCGTTTCTGGTAGAGTTAATGACCTTATAAAAGATGGTAAGCTAAAAGAGGCAAGTTGTCGTAAATGCTTTATAAGTAAAAAAACAATTAAACCTGTTTTTGCATTGCCGTTTTAATGTTGGAAATACCGATAAGGGAGAATGGCGAGGTAAGATGGGTTGAAGTAGACCCACAATTACTTAAAAATGTCTTGAGGACAAAAAGTAAACCCTCGCCTACTCAATTTATTGAATGGTGGAATTTATATGACAAAAAAACCACCAAAAAAGAAAGTATTGCTTATTTCAAAAAGCACATTACAGATGATTTGTTTAAAAAGATTATGGAACACACAAAAGAGTATATTAAATCAAATGATAAGGTGTATAGGCTTGACCCAATTCGTTACCTTAAACGTAATAAATGGGAAGATGAGATTATATTTGCTCCTATTGATGAAAAAGCTACATTAGAGGGTTTTCCTCTGGATAAAAGTGGTCGTGCGAGATTGGCTAGGTGTTCATCGTGTTACGGAATACATTTTGGCGATATATTTAAGATACATACTGAAGATTCAAGTTGTTGTAAGGCTAAACTCAATAAATACAAAGGATAATAATGGAAGATATTATAAAAGACCTCGAGATTGCTCAAAAAAGATTAAATATTTCTGTAGCAGGGTTAAAAGCGATTATTGAAGAATCGAATGATGCTATAGCTATTTTAATTGCTAAACAAACATTGGGAGAGTTATGAAAGAAAAAATATGTCCAAGATGCAAAATATCAAAATCTAAAGAGTTCTGGCATAAAGGTGGTTATGCTTATTCTACTTATTGCAAAAAATGTCAAAGACATTATTCTTCTGCAAAAGCCGATAAAAGAAATGAAAAAATTATGAAAGCAACCAATAATGGTAAATGTTGGTGGGTATATCAAAGTATAATATCAGATGCTCATTTTAGAACACAAGTTAAAAAGAAAAAAAGATAGGAAAAAATGAAAAATATAGATTTATTTGGAAATAAAATAATAGAAAAAACGAGCCTTAAAAATGAATTTCTTATACCACCATTTTCAATATTAGATACTGCAAGTGGTGATTGGCAAAATAGAAAAAAAATGTGGAAATCTTTAGGAATTAAAAGTGAAGTTGGTAGAAAGTCGCCATCTATAATAGCAGGAACTGACGATTATAGAAAAATAAAAAATAAAAAAGGGTATGACAATAAAGATAATTATGTTTCTATATTTGACCCATTGTTATGCGAACTTATGTATAAATGGTTTGTTCCTAAAGGTGGAAGTATTTTAGACCCTTTTGCAGGAGGTAGTGTAAGAGGTATAGTTTCTAATTATTTAGATTATAGATATACAGGAATTGAGTTAAGAGAAGAACAAGTAGATGCAAATTTCCAACAAGGCATTGATATTTGTTCTCTTAATAACCCTGAGTGGATATGTGGAGATAGTGATAAAATGTTAAATTTTATGGATAAAAAGTTTGATTTTATTTTTAGTTGTCCACCTTACTATGATTTAGAAGTTTATTGTGATGATGAAGACGATTTAAGTAATATGTCTTATAAAGATTTTAATTATAAGTATGAATCAATAATAGATAAAAGCTCACATCTTTTAAAGAACAATAGGTTTGCTTGTTTTGTTGTTGGTAATTGCAGAAACAAAGATGGTTATATGATGGATTTGGTTGGAACAACTATTAAGGCATTTGAAAAAGCAGGGTTAAAATTTTATAATGATATTGTTTTAAAGAATGTAGTAGGTAGTGGTAGTATGAGAGCAATGGGAAATATGAAATATAAAAAAGTGGTAAAAATGCACCAGAATGTTCTTGTTTTTGTTAAAGGAAATCCAAAGGAGGTTTTTAATAATGCCGAATAAAAGTAAAGCTAAAGGTAATAGATTTGAGAGAGAAATAGTTGATGCCGTTGAATTACACGAAGTTAAAGCAGTTCGTGCTTGGGGGAGCAACGGCAGAGCATTAGGACACCACGAAGAAGTAGATATTCTTATTGATAACGAGATTAAAGTTCAGGCTAAGTGCCGTAAGGTTTTGCCGAAATGGATTAAACCTAATGAGAATGTAGATATTCAAGTTATCAAAGAAGATAGAGGTAAGATGTATGTTGTACAAGAATTAAATGATTGGTTAGTAGAATATAAAAAGAGATAGGTGGTGGTTTTTTGTTCATTCTTACTGCCCTTGGATGTCCTTTTCACTATCTCTTTTCTATTAATCTATGATATTATTGACATTGTCGTAAAAGAAAGTTCTTGCATTTGTCAATTATTCATAGTAAATTCAATATCATCAATTAGGGTGATACAAAAAAAAGGATATAGAATGAAAACAAAAAAAAGATGTGGTAAGAAAGTAAAAGTAACAGGAACAGGTTGGGGTCACATAGCCAATTCAAAGGCAATTTTTTATATTTGTGAAGATGGACACGAAACAGGAACAACAGACCTTAAACCACTTTGGAAAGTTAGGTGTGAGGCATAAAACATCAGATATGGGGTATACCTATGTATGCCTCATATCATAACTTTGCTTAAAACAAGTGTTTACAAGGCAAGAATTTATAAAAAATAGGATAAATCAATTATGGATTGTATTAAATGTGCAAAAGTAAAGAATATAAAAGTTTTGAATAAAGATAATATCAATAAGCACTTATGTAATGGTTGTAAGCCTATTACTTTATTTGAAGAAAGAAATTTAATCTATGAATTTAGAAAATATAATAAAAGGTTATTGAATGATTAAAAGTGAATTAGAATTTGTATGGATTACTACTGACGGCAAAAAGTTTTTAAATAAACGAGATGCCGAAGATAGACAAAGAGAATTAGGGATATTAGAAGAAGATAAAAACGAATCATCAGGTGTTGTTGATTTATGGATTAGTAAACTAAAAGGAGAATAAATGAAAAAAGATAAAGATGAATGGATAATAGAAGGAGTTTTGCGTAAAAATTCTACGACTATTATGAATGTATCTCACGATAATGGGTGTAAATTTCCTAAAGACAGAACCAAAGAGTGCCATTGTAATGTAGATATTACATTTAAGGAAATAAGTTAAATAATAAAAGGAGAGTGAATGAATGTAATATTTGGTATGTTATTTTTAAGCTTAGGGTTGTGTACAATCTTAACATTAATAATGGAAACTATTGAAAGATACTTTAGTTGGAAAGAAAGAAAATTAAAATGAGCATTTATTGGGTAGATTCAGAAAATAGAAAATGTTTAATTGAATATATGTCTGATAGATACTTGTTAAATTGTATAAGGTTTGTTGAAAATAAAATAGAACAAAATCCTAATTATAGACCAACACCAGCTTATTATAGTTTAATAACAGAATATGATAGGAGAATAAATGAACTGGACTAACGTAATAGCATATAGTGTAATGATAAGTTTAGGTTTTATGTTTTGGTGGGCAGTTGTATCAAGGTTTATAGAAGTATTATGAACACTAAAGATTACATTAGATATATAAAGTCTAAACATTGTTTGGTGTGTGGTAAGTCGCCTGTAGACCCAGACCACCAAGAGCATATAAAAATGGGTGGGTCTAATCCAGAGGGTATTAAAGATTGGTCTTGCCTACCTCTGTGCCGTATTCATCACACAGAACGACATAGTATAGGGTCTTATCAATTTGAACAAAAACATAGCCTTAATTTATGGAAAGAGGCTTTTTATTTAATGAGGGGGTATTTTGTAGAATGAAATGTTGGCATTGTAAACACGAAGTAATATGGGGTGGCGACCACGACTTTCAAGATTATGATTATGAAGGAGAAGGTATAGTTAGTAATTTTCATTGTCCTAATTGCGAAGCAGAGTATGAATGTAGATTGGCTATAAAATGAAATTCGCAGGTAAAATTATAAATGGTAAATTAACTTTAGATGATAATCTTGGTTTTAGGGATTACTTACATCTAATTGAGGGTGATGTCCACCTTGAGATTAAACGTGCCGAAAAGGTGCGTTCTCCCCAACAAAATGCGTACTATAGGGTTATTGTAAGGATATTAGCAAAAGAATTAGGCTATACTGAAGCCGAAATGCACGAAACTCTTAAAGAAAAATACGATATAGAATCTACTAAGCAATTAGCTATGGAAGAATTTACTGAACTAATTGAAACTATCAAAAGATGGGCAGTTATAGATATGGGTATAGTCTTACCTAATGCTAAGAAACCTCATCAATAGTAATACTTAACTTATAAACATTATGTGCTTGTTGTGTTACACTTAGAGTGTTTTCTCTAAATGTGCATATAGAAAAATTGTCAGGATTTCTATTAGTATTATCTGGTTGGAAGATAAACGGCAGAGTACCACCTAAAGTACAATTCCACACAAAATTAAAACTATCATCTGAAAGCATAGGGTTAGGGTCAGTATCTGAAAAATCAGTATCATCTGCTATAATTGTGTTAGAAGTTTCATTAGCCATCCACATATCATCTTCACTTATATAAGAGAATGTGAGTTTCCAACTTCTTAATCCTTTTCTACCTAAACCACTTTTAGCTCTTGCGTTAAAACCTATTTCACTATAAAAATCAAAGCGTGTATAATCTAATTCAAATGGTGGGTACTTATAAACACCTTCATCAGGGTGGTTCATAGTCCATTCTGTTGGTCCATCATAATATATGTTAGCAAGTGTTTTACCACCTATAGTTTTTTGACGTTTAATACCATCAAATCGTCTTGACATTGTAAGCGACATATCAGGCGAGTTAGGAGCATCCCAATACTTACCTACTACAAAAGAACCTAATTGGTGTGTATAAGAAGCATCAAAAGTATCAAGTGCATAAACCATATTAAAACTTTTCCAATAATCATCAATTTCAGTAAAAGTAAAAATACTTGTTCCATTATATAAAGGTATAGAAGTGGCTGTATCAAAATTAAGAACATTTGTTGATGTAGCTGATAAATCAAGGTGTGTTAGGGCATTTAAATGTCTTACACCATTTATTTGTATAGGATTAGTGTCGCTACCAAAATTATGATTTAATAATGCACAAAAATTAATAGGAAAAGATGTTTTAAGTTCTGTATCACCTATTAAAAACATAGGAGTAGAAGTTGTAAAATTTGTTTGTAAATAAGGATTAGAAGGATTCATATATAACAATTCTGCTCCACCTTTAGAGCCATCCCAACCTAATTGTCCTGTAGCGTGTAAAAATGTAGGCATATCTACATAAAATCTTGGTGTTTTAACTTGCTTTCCCATTAGTAGCCTCCTGAGCCTCCTGAACTACCACCACCTGTTGTATATGAAGATGTTGATGTCCTACGTTTTGTTTTAATCTTTGTTTTATCTAATTTTGGTAATCCGTAATCAGGTAGTTTGTAGCCTGTTGTTTTAACTTTTCCAAATCTTTTTTTATCTTTATGGTCTTTCCAAATAGTTGTGTCTATACTAAAATCAAATGTTTGTTCTCCCCATTGAGCATTATTTCTTTTTATAATTTCAGATAATTGTTCGCCTTTATCATTAGAAACGATAACATTTATAATATCCATATAACCAACATAAGTAAATAATATTTGGTTTTTAATAGGTGTTCCGTTTAATCCTATCATTAATATTTTTTTTGTATTACCTTGCATAACCCAACCTTCAGGTAGTTCAGGTGTAATTTCTGCATTACCTGTAAACTTTAATTCTATACCTAAAACATCTACTTCTGCTTCAATACTACAAACACCATCATTTATTAGAATAATTGCTTTTTCTTCTTTTTTTATTCTTTTGTTTTTATATCTATCTTTTTTACTTAATGCTTTCATTATCCCTCACCTGACAATATTATGTTTATTATTTGGACTACATCTAATACGTTTATAACATTATCATTATTTATATTCATTAATTGTCTTTCTTGGGTAGTATAATTTGATGCTTGTTCTTCATCAGTTGCTAATATATAATTAATTAACATAACAGCATCTAATACATTTATTGTTCCATCTTCGTTTATATCGCCTAATTCAGCTACAAAGGGTTCTTGGTATTGTTGTGTGAATTGTAGCATTTCTAAATATTCAGTACCTTGATAAGAAATTTTAACTAAACCTAATATAGCACTTTCGTGTTCTATAGGGATTAGATTATCTGTACTTAAAATAACTTTTCCACCTTGTATATTACCTGAAGCATTAGTTTGATATTGAATGTTAGCATTTAAATAATTAGAGGCATCCCATTCTGTATCAACAATTACAGGCATAATTTGTGGTACTTGTGGTGTTCCGTAAGTCAAAATCTCATCATTAGAAATAATAAATACTTCACAAGTAAACTCACCTTCTAAGTTTGTGTTTACAATAATTTCAGGATTAGAATCTAAATCATTTATTCCGTTATGCCAAGATATTGAAAAACTTTCCGTTTCTTCATCTACTTCTTCATCTACTATAGTATCATCTCCGTAATTAGGGTTATCACTTGGGTCACCTAAATCAAAATTACCTTGCCCATCATTACCACCACCATCTACTATGTTTTCTCCTGCTGTATCATCTTCTATTCCTGTTGAGCCATATTCGCCACGATGCACTTGTATTGCTTCTATACTTATTTTACTTAAAGATTTATTAATACTGGTTATAAAAAATACAGGATAAACTATTTGTCCATTTTTCAAAGTTTTAATAGTATAGTTATATCCAAATGCTAATTTATTATTTATGCCGTCAAATTTAATATAGTCGCCTACTTCTAAATTCATATAACTTACAGGTAAATCTACTTTAACAATAAGATGTTGGTTAGCATACCAAGATACTAATCTTTTTTGTAATTTTCTTGCCGTTAATTCATCTCTTATATACTCTGTTTCTACTTCTAATTTACCTTCTTCGTTTTTTAAATTATAATAATCTAAAGTGTATTGCTTTTCAGGTTCATTAGGGTACATAGTTTGCGTAATTTCATCATAAGTATCATATTCATTGTTATTTGCATCTATAAGTTTATAACCTGTTTCTTTATCAAATTCGCCTGAAGCATAGTTCTTTTTATATTTAACATTAACTTGGTTTTTAACGTCATCAAGTTTAGTTAAGTCAAATGAATATTTTAATATATCTTCACTATTAATTTTGTTATATGATATTCCATCTAATATTTGATGTATAGGGATAAATTTAAATTGCCCTTTTTCATTAAATGCAGGAATAATTAATGAAGATTTAAATAAACCTTCAAATACTTCTTTAGCTTCCTTTTGTTCGTTAAGTGTAAAAGCATTTATCCATATATCAGTTTCTTCTAATAGCTGAACATTACCTTCTGTATAATTAAGTTCAGATTCTAATATATCTTTTAAAATATTTTGTGCTGATGTTATAATTTGAGTTTCTATTTTTCCCCACACTCCTTGAAATCCAGCAAATTGATTTGTAATTGGTTCACCAAATATTTCTGTGTGATATGTAATTGGAAGGACTGTAAATTTTTTGTAATCACCATACCAATGGCTTGAATATACTGTTCTTTCATTATAATAAATATTTCCTTCAGGGTCAATAATTTCTATATATATTTTATCTCCGTATATTAAATTATGAGTAACATCTGATGTATATACTGTAAAACCTAACATTTCATATATATACTCTACATCTATAATAGTACCTGAATCTAAAGTGTTAAATTTTAGCCTCCCAGCAACATCTGCATAATAACTTTGTTCAAGTGGTCTATCTATAATAACATCTTGCAATAAATAACTATTAAATAAAAGTACAGAAGTAAATGCTGAATCGTTCCCTGAGGTGCTACCTTGTGTAGGATATTGTTGAATACCAAATTTAAATTCATTAGTTGCTGTAGTGTTGTTAATAGTTTTTGCTTCTACAAAATCATTAATTATTATACAAGATTCTTCTGTAGCACCAATTTGGTCGTTTCCTTGTGAATAAAATTCATTCATTTCCCAAGTGTTGTCATTAAGAGTAACATTATTATTATGTGGAATGTAAGGAAAATTAATATCTGTTAATCCATTAACATACTGACTTGCTCTACTTGCTTGGTAACCATCAAGAAACTCATTAGTAAGTTTTGGAAGTTCTACTCCTGTCCAAAATCCAGCAGGTGCAGCAATTAAAGTATTTCCAGCATTGTTTTGTCCATCAGCACCACTCATACCTGCAAAACTATGATATTCTGCATCATATACTATTTTAGATGAACACGGAAAACTTCCTACATTATCTTTAAAAATCATCTTAATTGCAGCTCCACCTGAACAATTACCAGCTCCTCTTGCTCCATCAGGGTTCTCTCCACATAAATACATACCTCTATCTGTATACCCATCTTGTAGATTTTCTACAGGGAAAAACCCTTTTGTATTTTTATATTCTTTCCAATTATCATCTACAGCTGAAATGTCACCACCATTAGTATTATTATTACAGTTTGTAGGTTGCCACCAACTTTGGTCACCATTACTCCAACTATCTTCATAACCTGCACCACCTGTAATATTTTCTGATTTTTTCCAAGGCATCCAACTCCCTACACTCTCTACATCATAATTAGTAAAACCATATATTTTATTAATAGCATTTGGGGTTTGAGTAGAATTATCACAAAAAGTAAAACATTCAACTTTATCTATAGGTCTATATATTCTTGAAGGTAATCCTGTAATAGTATCTGTGTCAATTAAAGTATTAGCATTAATTGTAATCGAAGGAGAAGACCCTGTATATCCTTGTTCAAAATCATACACTAATTCATCTGTATTAAATATAATTTTTTCATAATTTTCATCATCATCATTAGTAATACCACCTACATAAAAAGACCAACCTTGTATATCTAATTTTTGTGGTATAGGAAAAAAGTTGTTAGAATAAACTGATAAAGTTCCTGTTGATTGTAAATAATTATTTTGTATTAATGGGTGTGTATCGTTTAGAAAATCAGTTCCGTATGATTGTGAATTTGGTGTTTGCCATAAACCTTCAACTTTTACATTTTTTTTATCTATATGAAAACTACCTAATTGTTCCCTTAATTCACCCATATCATCTTGCCCTAAAGAACGAGGGATAAGTGGTGATTTGTCTACAAAACCATAAACCATAGGGTAAGGCTTACCCAAATCTTCTTCTTTATAAAATTCTTCTTCTTCTACTAAAGCAGTAGGTATTTTAGTAGATAGTTTTTGTTGCGTTAAATCTTCTAATTCTAATTTGATAGTTTCTGCCGATTGACTAAATCTTCTAATAGTACCTGTGTATACAAGTAAACAATCTTCTAATTCATTAATACCATTAGCAGCATAATACACTTGCACTACTGCATTTAGATAACTTCTAATATCATCACTAAATATTTTACCTTGAAATTGTGCATTAGATATAGATAAAGATACACTTGATATAGTGTATTTGTTGTTTATAATATCGGCTGAGGACTTAATACTTGGCGAACTAAGTAGTAAAGGTTTATACGCACTCCCACTTATGTTTGTTTCTTTAATTGATAAATTAACAATATCTGTTGCATCTTCTATAGGGTCATCTATTTGAATGTCTTTATAGATTCTAACTATAGGATATAAAGAAGTTCTAACACCATTTCCTAATGCTTGTTTAAACTTTGCTGGTAATTCAATCATTAACTAAGTCCAAAATCGCTACCTCTACGAGCAGCTTCTTTGATAGCTTCTGCAAGTTCGCCTTCAACAAAATCTTGTGTTAAAACATTTCCTGTAACGGAAACATTAATATTTCCACCTCCACCACCTTGATTCATTTGGTTAAGTGTTTCTGTGCCGATAGATTCAACTGCATTTCTACTCATTACAAATTCACCTCTTTCAGCTTCTATCATAGTTCCACCTTGTGAGTGTCGCCTTCCACCTACATAACCACCTTGTTCAAATTGTGGAGCACCACCACCACCTAATTTATTTGCTTGTTGTTGTATTAACATAGCTTGACCTATACCTGCTGCAACAGTAGCAGCAGCATAAGCTGTAGCAGCAATAGGATTTGTTGTCATCATTGGTGAATTTTTAATTCTTAAACCTGAGCCTATAGCATTAATCATAGCCATAACTGATTCTACATTAGCTGTTGCTTTGGCACTTGCACCTGTTAATTGTAATCCTTGTTTTACAACACTAGCAACTTTATTTGCTGCTTTTAATCTTGCGTCTATTGTTTTATTTTCAATATCATTAAGTTTTTGCTTTAAAGAAATCTGTGTTTTAAGTAAAGCATTTCCTCTTTTTTCTTTATCAAATACTTCGTCTGTTGTTTCTAAACCTGTTTTTTTTATATCATTTAATTCTTGTTCATTTAATTTTAAAGCCTGTTGTATGATTGCTTTTTCATTTAAAGCTGCAATTTCAGGTAATAATGATTTTACTGGGTCATCTCCATCTTTGTTACCATCATCAATAGTGCCATTTAATACAGCTTGTGCTTTTTCTTGTTTAACAAGAACACCAAATAAAGCAGCTCCTTGATTAATAAGATTTGTGTATACATCTGCTTTTTGCGTTAATTTATCAATTTCTTCTTGGTTTGCTTTAACAATTCTGTTTCCTGATTCTATTGCACCTTTACTTAAACCTTGTTGTGCGTCGTTAATTCTTACATTATCCTCCTCATAAACAGTAACAAGTTTGCCTATTTGGGATAATTCTTTTCGAAAATTTTTAATTCCTGCAAAAACATCTTCAGATACCATTCCTTTTTGAAACATTCCAAAAACTTCATCACTATTCATATTTTTTAATTCTAAACCCATATCTTGTAAACTTGATGTAATTTTATCTTTGAAAGAGGTTTTAGCTTTGTCACCTAAAAGGTCAAATTTAGCCGATAAAGTTCCTGAATCTTTTATTAAAATACCAAAATCTTGAGTAACATTTAAAGCATCTTGAAAATTAATTAATTCTGTTAATTCTGCTAATTCTTGAGTTGAAACACCAACTGCTCTTAAATCTTTTATTAATTTTTCTGTATCAGATAATAATAAGTCACCTATAAAATCACTTATTCCTTCTGCAAAATCTCCTAATGTAGGAGCTATTGTGCTACCAACTACTAAACTTA